CACCCTCATCGATGGACTGGCTGACGAGATCGAAGAAGAGAAACACCTAGAGGACAACAGGTATGAATGAGGACAAACTTACACCAGCCGGAAAGGCTCGCATCATGGCAGCCAACAACCCCAACTACATCACGCCCAAGCAGCAGGCGTTTATCCACGCATACATCGCCAATGGTGGCAATGGGACGCAGGCAGCCATCACAGCAGGTTATTCACCCAAAGGTGCCGGTGTGCAGGCGCACGACCTGCTCAAGATGGAGAAAATCCAGAAGAGGCTGCAGCCCAAAAAGGATGAAAGTACAGAGCGGCTGGCTCTCGATGCCGACTGGATCGTCTCGAAGATCATGGCCGAAGCCGAGGATCCCGACAGCCCACCGGCTGCACGCATCCGCGCTCTCGAGCTACTGGGCAAGGTCGAAGGCATCTTCGCGCCCGACAAGAAGCAGATCGAGACCATCAATGGCGGTGACTTCCTCGCCAATCTGGACCTGAACCTCGACGAAGACGATGACACGATGCAGTGAGGCACGCATACGACCACGACCCTGACTAGGTTGTGGTCTTTTGCCCTTTGTTTTTTCGGGGTTTTTTTGAGAGGCCTTTGTTTTCGAGCAGAGGCCTTTCGTTTTTCTGGCGCTGCGCACCTGTGCGTGTGCATCGTGCCTCGTCGTGCGTATGCGTGTGTGCGCGCAAGGGGGAGGGGGGGGACGTGGTGTCAGCGCACCCGCCTCGCCTGAGCGGTTCCATAAGGCCTACCTCAATACCTACTCCCCATTTTCACAACCCACCCTAACCCCACCCTACCATCCCAAACAGGGGGGCGGTCTCTTACACAGTAGTCCAACCCCAAAAAATAAAAAAAGCAGTTTCATGCTTGGTGCATAGGATTGATGCGAGAAATGAATTGATCTTGCCTCTCCAGCAGAATCGACATACGAGAGGGCATGCACGAACATTTGACCGGCCTTAGCGTTACGAACGGCAAGATGAATTTCAACCTCTGCCTCTCCTTTAACGTCTTCACGTTTGGCGTTGAGGTTTACGAGGGATCGTTTCTGATTCGCATTGGCCCCATTGCCATTGGGCTTGAGTGGTAGAAAGAAAAGCTGATGTGGATGAAGATCGCTCGCGAGAGCATCGGCCTAAAGGAAGTCGCCGGCGTAAAGCACAATTCGAAAATTCAGGAATGGCTGGCCAAGCTTGGTGCTTGGTGGCGTGATGACGAGACTCCGTGGTGCGGCACCTTTGTCGCCCACTGTCTGCGTGAGGCGGGTCACCCTGTCCCTGAGCACTGGTATCGGGCTCTGGCTTGGAAGGACTACGGCTCCAACCTGCGCTCCACTCATGTATGTGAAGGCGCGATCCTTGTCTTTGCTCGGCAAGGTGGCGGTCACGTCGGCTTCTACGTCGGCGAAGACAAGCACTACTTCCATGTGCTTGGCGGCAATCAGGCGAACATGGTCAACGTGATGAAGATCGCCAAGGCTCGCTGCGTTGCCATCCGCTGGCCGAAGGACGTCCCCGTCGTGGGCGGTCCCATCGTCCTCGCCTCCAACGCTCCAGTCTCTGGGAACGAGGCGTGAAGCTCCCCAGCCTGCGTCAACTCTTCTCCCTCTGCCTGCTCGGCGGTGGGATGGTGATGACTGCGTTCTCGATCTGGCTGGTCTGGATCGTGTGGAAGGGCGGCTGGACTCCGGACAATCAGGCGCAGCAGCTCGAGATCCTCGGCTGGTCTTTGCTTGGTGGCCTGAGCGGAGTCATGGTTTCGCTTATTGCGATTGCGATTGGCGGCCCTGTTAGGAACGTGAAGGGCAATGCCGGCCCTGTGAATCTGGAGGTCGAAGGTGATTGAGGCTCTCAGGATCGCGTGGACCTTCCGCAGATTTTTTGCCTACGGCGTTCTCGTCCTCGTAATTGCTTGGCTGTGGGTGTCGAACACCGGTCTCGAGCGAGATCTCGCAGAGCAGAAGCTCGCCTACACCAAGCTCGAGGCAGACGTCGCAATCCAGAACGAGAAGATCGCCGGCTACGAGAAGGTTGCTGCTGAGCGTAAGGCTATTGCTGAGAAGGCGATGGAAGTCGCTCTCGCCTCCGAGAAGAAGCATGCGGATAAGGCTACCCGTATTCTCCTTACCCAAGCTGGAGACAGCGACCAGTGTAAAGCGGCGTTTGACCTGCTGAGGGAGTATCAGTGATGCGCCTGCTCTTCGTTTTTCCCGCCCTATTTTTGGCCGGCTGCGCCACTAAAGAGCCCGTCATCATCAAGGTTCCGGTCCCAGTCCCCTGCGTGACTGAGCAAATCAAGGAGCCGATCTACCCAACCGTCTCAGAAGACGCTGGAATTTTCGAGCGAGTGAAGGTACTGCTGGCGGAGCGTGAACTCCGCAAGGGGTACGAAGCGAAACTTAAGGCCGCGTTGGCCGCTTGTGGGGAAATTTGATGAAAAAGAACTGTGGTTCCAAGGGTAAAGCCGGCGCGAAGGCCGGTAAGTACGACGCCAAAGCTGGCAAGGACATGAAGTCCGGCAAGGACATGAAGGCCATGATGATGGCCAAGATGAAGAAGAAATAAGAAAGCGGGGTAGGTGCAGAGAACCTGCACCAGATGCGGCGAAGCCAAGCCCCTTTCGGAGTACCGCTTCAATCCTCGGACTGGGCGGTACTCCTATTGCTGTGTGACCTGTCCTGACACCCATCAAATGAAGATGGGAAATCGGTACAGCTCACTCGAGAACTACCTCCGATACCGGTATCACGACGCCGTCTACAGGAAGAAGGGCGTAATCCTAGAATTCTCCGAGCTCCTCGAGATCCTCGAGCGCCAAGGCCGCAAGTGCGCCATCACCGGCAAAGAGTTCACCTACAGCGGTGGTGGAGAGCCAACCAACGTCAGCATTGACCGCATCGACTGCAATAGGCCATATGAGAAGGGCAATGTGCGCCTCATCTGCGCAGTTGTGAACACTATGAGAAGCAGGATGACCGACGATCAGTTCGCAAACTGGTGCGTCGACATAGCAAAAGGACTTGGTCGGTGGAAATAGAGGGCGTCGCCAAAAAGCTGATGGCGGATTTCCCGCTGTATTCGAAGAATGTGCTGCGCATCGTCGACAAAAAGGGCGACGTAAAGCCGCTGAAGCTCAATCGCGGCCAGATGATCCTGCACGAAACGCTCGAGAAGCAGCTCGCCGAGACGAAGCGGATCCGCGCTCTGGTGATTAAAGGTCGCCAGATGGGCATCTCCACCTACGTCGAGGGCCGCTTTTTCTGGAAAACGACCAAGACCAAGAACGCCAACGCGTTCGTGCTGTCCCACCTTGCCGAGTCGACCAGCGCGATCTTCCGCATGGTCAAGTTCTTCTACGACAACGCGGCTCACCCAATTTTCAAGCCGGTCCTGAAGTCGAGCACCACCACATCGCTCGAGTTCGACAAGCTCAACTCGCAGTATCGCATCGGTACAGCCCGATCCACGCAGCTCGGTCGAGGCATGACCAACCGGTTCGTGCATGCATCTGAGGCAGCTTTCTATCCAAACAGTGGCGAGATTGTGGCAGGCCTGCTGCAGTCGGTGCCTCAAGAGGACTCCGAGGTGATCGTCGAGTCCACGGCGAACGGTGCCGGCGGCTGGTTCTACGAACAGGTGATGAAGGCGCTTGCTGGTGACAGCGACTGGATCGTGGTCTTCATCCCGTGGTTCTGGCTCCCCGAGTACTCCAAGAAGTGCGACCCGTATTTCACCCGCACCAAGGATGAGGAGAAGCTGGCTGCCCTCTACGAGCTGAGCAATGAGCAGCTCAACTGGCGGCGCTCCAAGATCGACGAGCTCGGCTCCCTCGACCTGTTCAAGCAGGAGTATCCCTGCACCCCCGAGGAAGCGTTCCTGTTTTCAGGCCGCAGCTTCGTCGAGGAAGAGTTCCTCATGGACGCCCACCGCAATTGCTACAAGCCATTCAAGGAAGGAAGTTTCAAAGATGGAATCATCACCGAACACGATGACGGCTCCTACAAGCAGTACATACGTCACATCGACCCTGAAGAACGATACTGCATTGGCGTCGACATCTCCGAAGGCTTGGCCCACGGTGACTACACAGTGGCGCAGGTACTTGATTCTCTTGGCCGGCAAGTTGCCTGCTGGCGTCTACACATTGACCCGTATGAGCTTGGCGACCAGCTCTGTCATTTGGGCAAAATGTTTAACCGCGCCTACATTATTCCGGAGCGGAACAACCACGGCTTGACCACGATCCGCCGCATGCAGGATCTCGGCTACCCAAATCTCTACATTGAGCACAAGGTCGACGAGGCGTATGGCGACAGGATGACTAAGCGTGCAGGTTTTTATACGTCTAGTAAGACAAAGCCATTGATCATCGATAATCTCGCCGCTCTTTTGCGTAAACGCGACAGTGGAATTGCTGACGAAGAGCTTGTAAAAGAGCTTCGCAATTATGTGATTGACGACAAGGGTTTGACGAACGCGAAGGCGGGTTGCTTTGATGACCGAGTGATGTCATATGCAATCGCTCTATTCGGTCTCAACACAATGCCGCGAAATCGCAGAAGTTCAGCCACGGCGGCACCGAAGTATGAGCCGTTCGATAGTGTCGTGGGGTATTGATGTTCGAAGACGATCTTGAAGACGATGACAATGGAGAAATCGCAACCGTAGAGAAACGTGAGGAAGACCTTGAGGATTATCAGGGTCTCGGTCCTCGTCTTCAGTCGTTGTTCCGCGAATACAAAGACGCTCGCTCGGACATCGAAGACGAGTGGATGCAGAACTTCCGCCAGTTCCTTGGCCAGTACGACCCCGACGTTCTCGCAAAACTGACCGGCAGCCGGTCCAAAATCTTCGTCGGCCTCACCCGCACCAAGGTGATGTCGGCTTTCTCCCGTATCGTCGACCTCTTGTTCCAGAGCGGACAGGACTTCTACAGCATCGAGCCCACCCCGATCCCCGAACTCGACCCGCTCGAGATGGCGGAGATCACGAAGGAGGCGACCAAGGAGGTCATGGAGGCTGCCCAAGTGCAGTCCCCCTCGATGGTGATCGACATCATCAACGAGCGCCGCGACGAGCTCATGGACGAAGTGCGCGACGAAGTCCGACGCCGCGCCAAGCTTGCTGCAGCCGAGATGACAGTCGTTGTCCGCGATCAGCTTGCAGAAGCCAATGCTGAGCAGAAGATCAAGGAAGCCATCATGGAGGCCTGCATCTTCGGGACCGGCTGCGTCAAGGGCGGCACGATCCGCATCGAGCGCAACAAGCGCTGGAAGAGGGCGTACAACAACGGCGCTCAGGTGCATGCTCTTACGGTCACCGAGACCGTCAAGCCCGACGTCGAGTCTGTCTCGATCTTTGACATCTACCCCGACCCCTATGCGACGGCCAACGACGACTTGCACGGCCTATTCCGCCGGCACGTCCTGACCCGCCGCCAGTTCCGCGACCTGCGCGACTTAGACGGCTTCGACTCTGCCGCCATTGAGCAGATCCTCGAGGACAGCCCCCGTGGCAACTACGTCGAAGAGGACCACGAGCGCGAACGCCGTGAGGCAGCCAACCTCCGCCTGCAGGCTGGCCCCAACAATCGCTTCGAAGTGCTCGAGTATTGGGGCTCGATCAACGGCGCAGACCTCATTGATGCTGACGTCGAGCTGCCCAAGGACGCTGAAGAAAGCGATGAATTCGACGCGAACGTCTGGATCTGCGCCGGCAAGGTGATCCGCGCCACGCTGAACCCGATTCCGGATGGCCGCATCCCGTACAACTGCTTCCCCTACGAGCGCAACCCGCACCAGTTCTGGGGTACAGGCGTGCCGAGGATGATGCGCGACTCGCAGCAGACGATGAACGCGGCGACTCGCATCTTCATCGACAACATGGCAATAGCCTCTGGTCCGATGGTTGAGGTCAACACCGACTACCTCGAGGCCGGCGAAGACCCGCGTGACCTGCACCCGTGGAAGGTATTCCTGCGTAGTGGCGGCGATCCGAACGCGCCTGCCGTCCGCTTCAACCAGCCGGTGGCAAATGCCAATGGCTTGAACAGCATCATCGAGATGTTCCGCCGGTTTGCCGACGAGACGACGTCTCTGCCGTCATACACGCACGGTGACACGGCCCAGTCGCTCAACAAGACCGCGACCGGCATGTCGATCCTCATGGGCAACGCCAACGTCGCCCTGAAGTCGACCCTGAAAAACATCGATGACTTCCTGATCATTCCGCTGATCGGCGCGCTCTACCACTGGAACATGGAGTGGAGCGACAACGAGAAGGCGAAAGGTGATCTCAACGTCTCTGCTCGTGGCAGCACTTCGCTTATTCAGCGTGAAGTACGGTCACAGAGACTGCTGCAATTCCTATCGTTGATCAACAATCCTATGGATGCCGCCATCACAAAACGTAGGGAGTTGCTTATCGAGATCGCAAAGAGTATGGACATTAATCCGGAAGAAGTACTCAAGTCCGAAAAGGAGCTCATGCTTGAAGCGCAAGCACAACAGCAGCAAATGCTCGCCCAAGGCGGCGCAGGCGGTGACATGGCTGGCGGCGCAGCCCCAATGGAAGGAATTGATGATCTTTCTAACGGAGCGGCTGGAGGCTTGTCGGGACAAGTTGGAGACCGTTCCGGACCACAAATTTGAACAAGGACGGGCAGCAGAACTGCGCCACATCCTTGAACTAGAAGATACCGCACAAGCGGTTTTAAGCACGAGATCGGCCTCGTAAAGAGACACCCGACCTCAGATTGAAACAGCGGACACTCCGGCAGCGGACCCGCAAACACTGGTGAGATATGAAGGTAGACCCTGAGAAGCTTGAACAAGAAGCCGAAGAACTTTTGAAACAGATGCTGGGACAGCAGGACGGACCGGAAGACACCGACACCCCGCCTCAACCAGAAGAAGATGAAAACCCACCCGCAGAATCGGCGGACACTGGGGAAGACGGCGAAAACGAGGTTCCACAGGAAGAAGATCGCGGCGATCCGAATCCTGATGACGGCGATGTCGAACTGCAGAAGCAGCTCAGTATTGCCGAAGAGCGTGTCAAGAATGCTCAGGCTCGAATGACAAAGGCCACGCAGGAAGCTGCAGAGCTACGAAAAGAAGTCGTTGCTCTCCGTCAGCAGAATGCGGAGCTGAGTTCTCAACTGGCCGGCGCACAGCAGGGCCGTGACGGCATTGACGATGAACTGAAGACTCTCGCTGAAGAGTATCCGGACATCGCAGCCCCACTGCTCAAGAAGCTGTCGAAGCTGGAAGAGACAGTCACACAGTATCGAGGTCAACTTGAAACGGAAAAGAGTCAAAGCACGCTGCAAAGCCACTTTGACACCATCCGCGAGTCGCACCCTGACATGGACGATATCGTCGTGTCGGATGACTTTGTTGGATGGCTCGAGCGTCAATCGCCCGTCTGGCAGCGCGTAGCCGAACACGGCAGCGCCAGTGAGGTGGTTGAACTCCTTAGCCGGTACAAAGATGTCTTTGGTACACCGCCGCAACAGCCGGTCTCAAAGGTCGACAAGGCGCGCAGGGTTGCAGAACCTTCGCTCCCCAAGGCTCGCCGACCGGACCCAAACTCGGGCAAGCGAATCTGGACCCGTGCGGAGATCACTCGTATGCCTCTCGATGAATTCGAGCGGCGTCAAGCAGAGATCGACCAAGCGTATCTGGAAGGGCGAGTCCGCTAGTCCAATCCTGTTGTAAAGGTCAAATAACATGCCTGCTTTTCCTACCGCTGGTGCTAACTCCGCTGCGAACTTCATCCCCGAGATTTTCTCGAAGAAGCTTCAGGCGAAGTTCTATGCATCGTCCGTCCTTCCCTCGATCAGCAACACCGAATATGAAGGTGAGATCTCGGGTCAGGGCAACAAAGTCATCATCCGCACCGTTCCGAACATCACCGTAGGCAACTACGATGGCTCGGTCAGCTATGCTGATGTGACCACCCAGAACGTCGAACTGAACATCGACAAGGCGAAGTCGTATGCCTTCAAGGTAGACGACATCCTGAAGGTTCAGGCCGACATCAACTTCCAGAACGAAGCATCGAAGGATGCTGCTGAGCAGATGCGGATTGCCGTCGAGACCGACGTTCTCGGCAACATTCCGACCGCTGCGACGACCATTCTGGACAAAGCCTCGGTTGCTCCGGCAAACCTTCTCGACCACATCCTCGAAGCTGGCCGCAAGCTGGACGAACTGAACATTCCGGATTCGGATCGGTTCCTCGTTCTCTCGCCGCTGTACATCGAGATGCTGAAGAAGTCGGAACTGCGTCAGGCTTACCTGACCGGCGACGGCACTTCGCCGCTCCGTAACGGCAAGGTCGGCATGGTTGATCGCTTCGCGATCTATCAGTCGAACCTGCTTGCTATCGGCACCGGTGGCGACGCTGGCAAGACGTTCTGCCTTGCTGGTCACCCCAAGGCGACCTGCTTCGCTTCACAGTTCGTGAAGACCGAAACCGTTCGTCTGGAGTCGACCTTCGGCGACGGCGTGCGTGGTCTGAAGGTCTATGGTTACAAGGTCGTTGTCCCCAACGCTCTCGTCACCATCAAGATGAAGACGACTGCCTAATGGTAGTTGGGGGGTGGGGGAAACCTCGCCCCCCTCTTCATAGGTAAGGGCGGGGGACTGTTCCCGCCTTCTACTATGTAGAGAACGAGGGATACCGTGGAAAAAACCATCGAACAGATGAGCAAAGATGAGCTCGATATTTACACCCGCGACAAGTTTGGTGTGGAGCTCGACAAGCGCCGCCGCATCGACGACCTCATTGAGCATGTGAAGGTGCTCGAGTCGCGCAAGGGCAAGCCGGTCGAAGAAGAAACGGACAAGAAGGAGCGCGCTCCAAAAAAAGTTCGTCACCTGAAGACGGGTGTGGAATGGTTCTGGAGTCCGCTATATAAGGGCAACCCTGACCTCGAAGTGATTGAGTGGGAATAAACTGAATGCCTACGACCAAAGCTGTTGACCTGATCAATCGGGTGAGCGTTACGCTCCAAGACCCTACGTTCGTTCGTTGGACGCAGGGCGAGCTGCTCAACTACCTGAACGATGCACAGCGGCAGGTCGTGCTATTCCGTCCCGATGCAAAGGCTGTCAACGCAGCGTTCACTTGCACGAGCGCTGCAAAGCAATCCCTGCCGGCTGACGGCCTTCGCCTCATCAACGTGCTCAGGAACACCGGTGGCCGTGCCATCACGAAGGTCGACCGCTCGATCCTCGATGTGCAGCTCCCGACGTGGTACGAGACCGCAGCAGCCGCTGACGGCGTGAAGCACTACGTCTACGACGCTCTGGATCCGAAGAACTTTTACGTGTTCCCGAAGCCAGCCGCCTCACACCAGATCGACATCGTGTATGCGATTTCACCCGTCGACCTCGTGATCTCGAACTTCACGACCGACACTCAGGTGATCGGCATCGATGATATCTACGCGAACGCGCTGATGGACTACATGATGTACCGCGCCTACCAGAAGGACAGCGAGTTCGCCAATCTCAACCGCGCCGCCGTCTACTATCAGGCCTTCACGACGTCTCTGGGCATCAAGTCTCAGGCTGATGGGGGTCTGCTGGAAAGCATGGTTTCGCAGCAGCCGAGGCGTACTAGCCAGTGAAATACAGTGATCTCTTCGTCTATGTCCTGAGCGAAGTCCCCTCCTGCCCAGAGTTCACTGCTGAACGGGCAATCAGGGACGCCTGCATCGACTTCTGCGCACGCACCGACATCTATCGTGCGGAGCCTCAGACGCTGGTCATTTCGCGCAGCATCACGGACTACGAGATCGACGCGCCGACTGGCACGGAACCGAATCACGTCAATGCCATTCTCCGCAAAGGTCGTCCGCTTGAGGAAGTGACCTACGAAGACGCGTTCATGCGTATCGAGATGTCGGAGTTTGGTCCGCCGTCTTATTACGCGCAGCCGGATAACCGGACCATTGTTCTTGGCCCGAAGCCAGAGGGTCGCGAAACTCTCAAGATCCTGTACAGCCTGAAGCCTACGCAGGCCTCGAGCTCGATTCCGGACACGATTGGGCTTGAGCATCGCGAGACGCTTGTCTCAGGCGCTCTGTTTCGCCTGCAGATGATGTCTGGTCAGCCTTGGATGGATGGAAGTGCTGCAGGCGCTAATCGCCAGCTCTACGAGCGCGGCGTTTCTGCTGCCATGCGTCAGGCCAAGTACGGCCACAACGGCGCTTCTTTGCGTGTGACTCCTAGGGAATTCATCTGATGGCTTACTCCGAGACCCTATATCTCGTGCAGGGCGACACCCTGCCGCAGCTCAAGATCACTGTCCGCGACCGTAATCAGGCCGCAGTTGGCAAAGTGCTGGACCCCGACGATCAATCCACTTGGGCGCTGGTAAACCTTACCGGATCCACGGTCCGCCTGCGCGTGCGCGAGATCGGTGCTGACACGGTGAAGTCGACGCTGATCGGGAACAACGTGGCTCCCGAGGCTGGCGAAGTTGTCTTTCTTTTCGACTCAACCACGCTCGATACCGCCGGTACGTTTGAGGGTGAGATCGAATACACCGCGCAGAACGGCTCGATCCAGACTGTATACGAGCTCATCAAGCTGCAGGTGCGCGAACAGTTTTAGCGGTTGCACGGATGCCAGTCATTGTGTACTGAGTTTTCCATTAATTTTTTCGAGGTAGATCATGGCCAACGCACTCTATAACCCCTATAAGCAGTCGCTTCTCGCGGGTGATGCCAACGCGGATTTGGACAACGATACTGTCAATGATGGCGTGTATGCCGTTCTGATAGACACTGGAACCTACACCTTCTCGGCTGCTCACCAGTTCTACTCGAACCTCACCGGCATTGTCGGAACTGAGCAGCGCATCACTGCGCCAACGGTAACCAACGGGGTGCTTGATGGCGGTGACGTCACCTTTACCAACGTCACGGGCAACAGTGCTGAGGCAATTGTTCTGTTCCGCAGAAACGCTGGCGCAAACACCACTTGGCGTCTCGTTGCGTTTATCGACACTGGCGTGACCGGCCTTCCTGTCACTCCCAACGGCGGCAACATCACGGTGACTTGGAACGCATCGGGTATCTTCGCCCTGTAAGGGGGTAGCCCATGGCTTTTGCGAGTGTTGGTACTGGGGGTACAGCGGCAAGCGCTGTATCCTCAACCAGCTTCACCATCACCGCTTCGCAGCGCGTTCGTGGGGTTGACAACCAGTTTGCCATCCTTGTCGTCTCTTGCGACAACACAACCACTGGCGATGGCGTAAGCAACGACATTACCTCCGTAACGGGGGGAACCGGAACGTGGACCAAGTTTGGAGAGTTCACTAACGGTAACGGCGCTGCGGCGGCAGGCGTCACCACTGCGGTATTCGTATTTGATCCGGCTGGGACTGGCGAACTCGCCCAAGGCGCTACAGCCACAATCAACTTTGCCTCTGCTGTTGTCCAGAAGACTGCTTCAATGTGGGTCTTCACGAAGGCGGCTAATACCAGTGTAGGCAATGGCGCGACGCCTATCACCAACGGTGTCGACGCAACCAACGGCTTTGGCAGTGTTGCCTTCTCGGGCCTTCCGTCGCTTGCCCGAATGTACTTTCGTGGCTTGGGTAAAGAGGCGAACTCCACCACCCAGATCACGCCGTCGACCAGCTTTACCGCGATTACTGCGCAGCGTTCTAGTAACACAACAAGCGCCATTCTCGTTCGCGGTGAGTTCCGCATTGTCACTGCCACGGCGCAGACCTCGAACCCGACACTCGCAGTCTCTGGCGACACCGCCGGCGTTTATCTTGCGCTGGTCGAGACCACGCCGCTCGCCCTTAACCAAGGCACGCGGTTCACAAACACAAACACTTTCTTCGGCCCGACTGTTTCACAGGACGCCGGCGGTCAAACCCTCACGCAGACTGCACGGTTCAATGAAGTAATTGATTTCTTTGGCCCGACTGTCACTGCTGGAGCAGTAGCTCTTACGCAGACTGCACGGTTCAATGAAGTCATTGACTTCTATCCGGCCACGATCACGACGGTTGGAGCAAACCAGTCGCTGACTGCAGCGCGGTTCGACAACTCGAACAACTTCTTTGCTCACACTGCGACCACGACCTACTCCCTGTCGCAGGGCGCTCGCTTCAATAACTCGAGCAGCTTCTTTGCTCCGTCGCTGACCACGACCAATTCGCTGACTGCAGCGCAGTTCGCGAACGCAAACACGTTCTACAGCCCAACGCTGACGACGACGTATGCGGTCACACCGGCGCGGTTCACAAACACGAACAGCTTCTTTGCGGCATCGATTACCCAGACGATCCCCGCTCAGGCGCTGACGCAAAATGCTCGTTTCGACAACAGCAATACGTTCTCGTCAGCAACTCTGACGACCAACTACTCGCTGACCCCGTCGCGGTTCACAAACACAAACACCTTCTACGCGGCGACCGTGTCTACGGTTGGTCCGCTACAGACGCTTGCCCAGAATGCGCGCTTCAACAATAGCAGCTCGTTCTTTGCACCGGCGCTGACGACAACCTACGGGCTCCTGCCGGCGCGCTTCAGCAACAGTAACACCTTCTACGGCGCTGCGGTCACTACGGCCTACACGCTGCAGCCGGCGCGCTTTAACGCTACTGGCACGTTCTACGCACCCGCAGTCACTTTGACCGGTGGGACGCTAAGCCTTACCCAAGCCAGCCGCTTCAACAACCAGAGCGCGTTCTACGGCCCCACGCTGACGACGTTGACGGCGATTGCTCCGGCAAGGTTCAACAATAGCAGCACGTTCTACGCCGCGAATGTAGCCACGAGCTACCAGATCTCGCCGTCACGGCTCACGAACAACAGCTCGTTCTACAACCCATCGGTATCGGCTGGGTACGCGCTGACGCCTGCGCGCTTCAACAACGTCAGCACGTTCTACCCTGCGTCGATATCGACGACCGTCACCCTGACGGCCTCGAGGCTGCAGAACAGCAGCACGTTTTTCGCGGCAACGGTTACCTCGGTTGGCCCGACGATCAACCTGTCGGCCAGCCGATTCACAAACGCCCAAAGCTTCTACTCTCCGTCAGTCGGTTATGTGGTCGCACCGGCGCGGCTGACCAATACCAACACGTTCTACGGCGCTGCGGTCACCACCAGTGTCCTGCTGTCGCCCAGCCGGTTCAATAACGCACAGGCGTTCTTTGCTGCTCAGGCGTCGACTGCAGTCACTCTTCTGGCTCAACGCCTCAACAACGCACAAGCCTTCTACAGCGCTGCGATCACCGAGTCGGTATACGTCCCGCCGGCAAACTGGGTGGACACCTCAGTTGCGTATTCAGAGCTGTCGACCGAGGCAGAATATGCTGAGCTGAAGGCGCAGACCCGCTACAGCCTTCTCGCGTCGTCTTCGAAGTATGTGACGCTGGCAGCGCAGAGAACGTATCGCCGCATGACGGCGAGCAGCTCCTACATCCTTCCTCGCGTTACCGCGCTGATCGGTGAGTTCCTGATCTTCCGCAACTTCCTCGAAGCGGTGAGTGCGGTCGACCAGTTCATCCGCTCGTTCACCAAGGGCTTGTCGGACAACGCGTCTGCAACGGATAGCGCAGCCAAGACATTTGGCCGAGGAGTAGCTGACACCCCCAAGGCTTCCGACTCGGCGTCCAAAGGCACCGGCAAGTCATTCAGTGAGACGGCGACCGGATCCGATTTGGCTCGCAAGACCACTGGACGCGGCGTCTTCGATGTAGTCAATGCCGGCGACATCCGCGTAAACGCCATATCGAAGGCGCGGACAGAGGCCGTCACCGCAGGCGACGTGCTGACAAAGACCACCAACTTTGCCCGTACATTGGCCGATAACGGTCGCGCTACCGATGCGGCGGCGAAGGTATTCAGCAGGGGCGTGGTCGACACC